GCATACAAGGGCACAGGCGGCGACTACGCTAGCCAGCTCGTTGCTTCTACAGATCAGTGGGCAGCAATCATGGGTTATGCCGATGATAACAAGCGTCCTCTCTATGCAGCATCACAGCCACAAAACGCTGCAGGCGCTGTATCACAAGGTTCAACAGTTGGTAACGTACTTGGTGCAAACCTTATTGTTGATCACAACATCACAACATCTGGCGTGATTGACGATTCAGCATTTCTTGTAGCCCCTGCTTCTGTTTACACATGGGAATCACCTACAACAGAACTTCGCGTCAATCTTCTTGGCACAGGTCAGATTCAGATTGCACTTTACGGATACCTCGGTATCTACGTTGGTAAGTCAGGTAAGGGCGTTCGTCGCTTCAACCTTACATAAGTAACACCCTAAGTCGCTTAGAGGGGCTGCCAGAGCCCTTGCAGTCCCTCTAAGTCTTTAGAAAGGATAACAATGAGTACAACGACAGTTGCAGAATTGAAGACAGCACTTGGAGTAGGTAGCCTATATTCCGATGCGACACTTCAATCTGTCTGCGATGCCGCTGATAACGTATTGTTGCCTTTTCTATGGAAGAACGACGTGCCTATCATTGCTCACAGCAGCGAGACAGCAACAACAGGCACTCTTTATTTTGATCAAGATATAAGAGATATATTTTACGTTGGTCAATCAGTGGTAATTGCTAACTCTGGGACTCGCTACAACGGCACAAAGACAATCACAGGTGTTAGCCAGTATTCATTTACAATTGCCATTACTTCAGGAACAGTTAACCCTTATCATCAAATTAACCCTTACGGCACAGCATCAGCTGAAACCTATACAGACTACACAACAGTCCCAGCAATTAAGCAAGCAAGCCTTATGATCTCAGTTGATATTTTCCAAAGCAGACAAGCGCCCTCATCGGGTGGGGTGTCAATCGATGGTTATACACCTAGCCCATATCGTATGGGTAATACACTTTTGGCTCGCGTCCGTGGATTACTTGCTCCATATCTTGACCCACGTTCAATGGCGGGCTAAATGACAGCCATAACAACACTTCGTACATCTATAGCCACAGCACTTCAAGATGACACAAAGTACTCAGTTTTTGCTTTTCCTCCAGCAACGCCTATTGCCAATAGCGTTGTAGTTGCACCCTCATCTGGAGATTATCTAGTTCCTAGCAACAATCAGTATGCAACCATCTCACCAATGGCAAACCTAGAGATTCGTATGTATGTTCCTTTGCTAGATAACCAAGGCAATCTTTCGGGTATTGAGGATATGATGGTTGCTGTTTTTAAGAAGCTTTCGCAATCAACTATTAACTTTAATGTTGGCTCTGTGACTGGTGTCGGATCTATTGAAACCGCCGCTGGTGACTTTTTAACGGCTATCATTAACATATCAACACTCACGGAATGGACATAATAATGACCGATCTCGCACAATGGGAAAAAGAAAACGCTGACTTCCTGACTAAAATCGGTCAGGTTGCTCCAGCTCCAGCAGCACCAAAACCAACTACAAAGAAAGATGAGGAATAACCAATGGCGATTTTCTTAAACAATAAAGTAGGCTTTAAGATTGCCACAATCAATCTTTCTGACCACGTAACAGCTTTCAGCCTTAACCGACAGGTAGATAGCCTCGAGGTCACTGCAATGGGTGACACCGCACACAAATTTGTGGCAGGGCTCTCAGCTGATTCCATTACAGTATCATTCCTAAATGACACAGCAACATCAAATGTACTTGCTACTTTGCAGGCAGCATACGGTACAACAGTTGCATGGCAGGCTATTCAAGATTCAAGCGCAGCAGTTTCAGCAACGAACTTGCTATACTCAGGTACGATTTTTGTTGACAACCTTTCAGATATCAACGGCGCAGTTGGAGATGAAGCAATGATTGATATTACATTCACATGTAACAGCAAGAGTGCAACAGCATCAACAGGTACTTGGACATAATCCACTAAAACAAAGGGGCTAAAAATGGCAAAGCTAAAAGTAACAAGAACAGATAACTCAGTAAACGAGTACGAGATTACTCCGTTGATTGAATATGCTTTTGAGCAATACGCCAAGAAAGGCTTTCATAAGGCACTGATGGAAGATCAGAAACAATCTGATGTTTATTGGTTGTGCTGGGAAGCAATACGTCGTTCAGGTGAAACGGTCAAGCCTTTCGGGGAAGGATTCCTTGAGATTCTCAAGTCAGTTGAGGTCTTAGAATCTGACCCTTTAGGGTAGATAGGAACTCCGTCACCTATCTCGCAGCTCGATTGAGTTACGAGTATGGAGTTCCTTTTCAAACCGTCGTAGAACTTTCTCCGATGGCTTTTAAAGCGCATGTAGAAGTTCTCAAGGACTTAGCAAAGGAGCGAAACAATGCCAGTAAAACTGCAAGGCGCGGTCGCCCTTCGTAAAGCCCTTACTAAGTTTGAGCCTGATTTAGCAAAAGAAACATCTAAAGAGATTGCTTCATTTGTTAAACCCATTGTTCGCAATGCTAGGGGTTTTGTCCCTACTAATGATCAGATGCCTTCTGGTTGGTTAAAGCGCGAGAATGCTCAAGGTAGATGGGCGTCTCGCTATTTTGATGCTGCCGAAATCAAGAAAGGCATTTCTTTTAAAACCACGCCTAGCAAGACAAACTCAAAAGGCTTCAGAGCCCTTGCTTCTGTTTTGAATAAATCACTTGGCGGATACATATATGAAATTGCTGGACGCACAGCAGGAGTTAATGGAAACTTTACGCCAAAACTAGGTGGAGAACTCAAAGGCAATTCTAAGCGCTTAACTGGTCGATTGATATTTCGTGCCTTTGAGCAAGATCGTGGCAAGGCTACAGCAGGCGTTGTAAAGGCAATAGAAAAGTCTGCCGCCAAGTTTAACTCTAGAACGGATAAACTATAATGACAGTTTTAAGAGTTGATATAGCCTCTGAATTTACAGGCAAAAAGGCATTTGATAAAGCTGATAAAGCAACCAGTTCCCTCGACAAGACTATTGGCAAATTAGGCAAAGGGCTTGCAGCAACTTTTGCCGCTGAGAAGATACTTCAATTTGGTGTTACTGCCGTTAAAGCATTTATGGAAGACGAGGCAGCAGCTTCTAAATTGGCTAAGACAGTAGATAACCTTGGCTTAGGTTTTGCCAATCCAGCAATTGCTAAATATGTGGATAGTCTTACTTTAGCTTCTGGCGTTGCAGATAATGTTTTGCGCCCCGCCTTACAAAGTCTTATTAGTACCACAGGGGCAGTTACTTATTCACAGGACTTACTAACAAAAGCAATAGACATTTCAAAGGGCTCTGGGATAGCACTTGAAACCGTTGTATCTGATTTGACTGCTGCCTATACAGGGCAGACTAAGGGATTGGCTAAGTACAAGACAGGTCTTAGCAAAGCAGAATTAGCAGGTCTTACTTTTGAGCAAGTAATGACAAAACTTAATGACCAATTTGCGGGATCTAATTCAGCCTACCTTCAAACTTATGCGGGCAAAGTAGGGTTAATTAAAAACGCAGCAAGCGAAGCAACTGAAGTAATTGGCAAGGGTTTAGTTGATGCATTTTCAATTCTAGCCGATGGCGCTGGCGGAGATATATCAAGTTTGACCAATGGCATGATTAACCTTGCAACATCTATTGGAGATGTTTTTAGAGGCGCTGCTTATTACATAAAAGAATTTCTTAACAATCCAATAGTAAGCAAACTTATACAAGTTGCAATGTGGTTTTGGAATAACATAGGAAAGAAACTAGCCAAGGTTGCAAATCCAGTACTGGGCGCTATTATGTCTTCTGCCGAAAAAGGAAAGAGTCTTAGACCTAAAGATAACGTTACAGGATTGACGGCTGCTCAGCAGGCGGCATTGCTTGAGAAGGATAGACTTGCAAAACTTAAGGCAGATAGACTTGCTACTGCTGCTGCTAAGGCAAAAGCAGCTACGGAAAAGGCTTTAAAAAAGGCTGGCACAATTTTTGACCTTGAGCAGATTCAAATCATTGCTGCCCTCAAAGGCAAAATCTCTGATGAGGATCGCCGCCGTCTTGAGTTACAGTTTGCCCTTCTGACAGGCAACGAAGATGAAGCAAAGCGCCTAACTTATGAATTGGCAAAGGCTCAAGGACTAGGCGAACATCTTGCCAATTATCTTGCAACCCTTCCAGATGCAAAGAACCCTTTTGCTTCATGGTCTGCTTATCTAGATATGTTGCTTGAAAAAGCGCGCACCCTAGCAATGGGTGATTATGCCACTCAGCCAGTAGTAGGCAATGGCTCTGTCGCACGTGGTTCTGTTTTTGCAGCTCAGAACCCAGTTGTACAATCATTAATTATAGGATCAGCAGGAGCATCAGCAGGGGTTACAAGTACTGGAGACGTGTATGTCACAGTTCAAGGCTCGGTTGTATCTAGCGAGGACTTAGTTGCAGCAATTGAAAATGGATTACAAGTTCGCTCACTTTCAGGGTCTAACTCAGTAGTTGGTCGAATTGCAGGTATGTTTGGATAATGACACTTCCAGCGCAGATAGCCGTATCCTTTGACTTTTCCAATGGTGCTACTTTTGGTTATGATGGCTTTGTTATTGGCGATGTTAAATACGGAATCTTAGGCACTTCAACTCTTGGCACTTCTAGTTCTCCAGAACCAGTAGTTGATTTAACTCCCAATGTCTATCAAATTGCTATTCGTCGAGGGCGCAATATCATGCGTGACCAGTATGAAGCTGGTACTTGTACTGTGCGTGTTCTTGATCCTTTATCTTACTTTTCGCCTCAAAACACAGCATCGCCTTATTATGGAAAAC